CACGAAACAGACCGGCACAGCGCCCGCGCACGGCACGCCCGAGCTTTGGTTGCGGTTTTTGGAGCAGTCTTTGGACGGCGATCAAGAGCTTATCAAGTTCTTGCAGCTATGGGCTGGATATTGTCTGACGGGGCTGACCACGGCTCATGCCTTGCTGTTTATCTTTGGTCCGGGCGGCAACGGCAAGTCGGTGTTTCTGAATACTTTAATCAATATTCTAGGAACTTACGGCGCCGTCGCCGCGATGGAAACATTCACCGCATCGAAGAGCGAGCGGCACTCGACCGAGCTCGCGATGTTGCGCGGCGCGCGCCTCGTCACAGCATCCGAAACTGAAGAGGGCAGGGCGTGGGCCGAGGCCAAGATTAAGGCGATGACCGGCGGCGACCCGATCACGGCGCGGTTCATGCGGCAGGACAATTTTACGTTCCGCCCGCAATTCAAGCTGACCATTGCGGGCAATCATGCGCCGTCGTTGAGGTCGGTTGATGATGCCATGCGGCGGCGTTTCAACATCGCGCCGTTCATTTTGAAGCCCGCAAATCCAGATCGTTTTTTGGAGGAAAAGTTGCGCGCGGAGTATCCCCAGATCCTTGCCTGGGCGATTGCTGGCGCGCGCGAATACCTTTCAAGCGGTCTGACACGGCCTGCGGCGGTCATTGCGGCCACGAACGAATATTTCAGCGAGCAGGACGTTTTTGGACAATGGTTTCAAGAGCGTTGCGAGGAGCGGCAGGGAAGTTGGGACACGACGGCGAAGTTTTTTTCCGATTGGACAGCATACGCAAAGGCTCAAGGCGAGGAGCCTGGCACTCAAAAATCGTTCGGCACTCAAATGTCTAAGCGGGGTTATAAATCTATATCGCGCAGAGACTTAGGCGTTGTCGCCAAGGTTTACTCAGGGGTTAAATTGATCGTTCAACAGGAGGCAGAATCCGATGATTGGCGCTAACCAAACGGCTTTGGGCGTAACCGATGTAACCGATGTAACTCATTTTTTGTATCCCCCTTATGTGTGCGTGCGCGCGCACATGTATAGGGGAGGAACGAGAATAACGGTTACATCGGTTACATCGGTTACATGGCAATTTGGTTTGGAGTGCGGCGCATGAGCCTGCACGAAGCCATCGAGGAAGCGATCCTGGCCGAGCAGGTGTTCCTGTCGCGCTGGCGCCTGTCATCGCTCAAACGCGTCGATCCGAAACTTTACGACCGGCTCGAGGAACAGCGGATCCTGTTTGACAAGGCCATCTTCAGCGATGATCGCGAAAGCAAGTTGCAGGGCGAGGCAATGCAGCGCGGCTGGGCGGCTGCGACGCAGCGCATGATCGTGCTCGACGAGCCGGACGATGCGTTCATGTACGGCACGGATCCCAAGACCGGCGCGGTTGTCGCGATCGGCGTGGCGCCGCCGAAGGATAGCCGTCTCCATCTCAAGAATGGGCATCGGGTGACATTCGTGACGCCCGACGAGGTTGCCACGATGGTGGCCGCCTATGGGGCTCTAATCGCGGTCAAGCAGGCGTTTCCTGACTGCGAAGTTCTGGCAATCGCATGACCGAAAAAACAATGCTCGACCGCGTGGCCGATGCCAGTTGGGCACTGCGCGACAACCTGGCGGCGACTTACGAGGATTACGCCCGCGCCGCGATCGCTGCGATGCGCGAACCGACGCCTGCGATGATCAAGGCGGGCTGGGAAAAGCTAGCAGGCGGCGGTCACACGCTGGCGGACATCTGGCGGGCAATGATCGACGCGGCACTAGCGGAGGGGGAAACGCAATGAGGGGCAGACCGGCAGGATTGATGACGCATCGACGCAAGCAAGTGCTTGAGGCACTGACGGCAGAGGCAAGGCAGGGCGAACGCATACCGTGGGCGCGTGTTGCCAGGCGTTGCGGGCTATACAGCTTTCGCGACGCGCAACGCATCGCCCGCGATCTAAAAAACCTTGGAGCGATTTAATACAACCTTTCGGCTCGCGTTTTTGTGCTTACTAGGCTTGGCGCATGGAGCCGCAGACATCCTCCGAAAAGCACGCAGGCGGACGCCCAACAATCTTTTCTGAAGATGTGGCGCTGACAATCTGTGAACGCCTGGCAGATGGGCAAAGCCTCCGCACGATCGGCGCCGATCCAGATCTACCAAGCCAGCGCACGATTTATCGCTGGTTAGCGGCAAACGAAGAGTTTCGGCAGCAATACGCGCGCGCCCGTGAAACCCAAGCCGACACGCTGTTCGACGAGATGCTCGACATTGCTGACAACTCGGCAAACGATTGGATGGCGCGTTTGGAGGAGAAGGGAGGCGGCTTTGAGCTGAATGGCGATCACGTCCGTCGCACGCAACTTCGGCTCGATACGCGCAAATGGATGGCCGGGAAACTTCGTCCGAAAAAGTATGGCGAAAAGATCGACGTTGAGCATTCGGTTGACGATGGCTTTGCCGAATTACTTGCCGTCCGCCGCGCCGCTGTCGCTGCGTTGAACGCTAATGGCTAGCCGCGCGCCGATCCATGACCTTGTGGACGACATCGGCGGCTTCACGCATGATCCGCTCGCCTACGCGGTTTACAGTTTTCCGTGGGGCGAGGGCGCGCTAGCCGACAGCAAGGGGCCGCGCGAATGGCAAGCAGATGTCATGGAGGACATCCGCGAACACCTAAGTAACCCTGCTACGCGCTTTGCGCCGTGCCGTATTGCGGTCGCATCGGGACACGGCATCGGCAAGTCGGCGCTGATTGCCATGCTGGTCAAGTGGGGTCTGGACACATGCGAGGACACGCGCATCGTCTTGACGGCTAACACCGAAAACCAGTTGCTGACCAAGACAATGCCCGAGGTCGTCAAGTGGAATAACATGGCGATCACGGCGGACTGGTTTAAGCCGACGGCAACCGCGTTGATCTCGACAGTGCCAGGACACGATCGCGCATGGCGACTTGATGCGATTCCGTGGTCGGAACACAACACCGAGGCGTTTGCCGGTCTGCACAACAAGCTGAAGCGCATTGTCGTCATTTTTGACGAGGCGTCAAAGATCGCTAGCAAGGTTTGGGAGGTTGCGCTGGGCGCGCTGACCGACGAGAATACCGAGATTATCTTTATCGCGTTCGGGAACCCAACGCTCAACACGGGCGCATTCCGTGAATGTTTCGGGCGTCACCGCGCATTGTGGAAAACGCGCCAGATCGACAGCCGCACGGTTGAGGGCGTCAACCGGCAATACCTTGACGAGCTGGTCGCTACATACGGCGAGGACAGCGACATCGTGCGCGTTCGCGTGCGTGGTCAATTTCCGTCGGCCTCGTCGATGCAGTTCATCGCGTCGGATTTGGTCAGTCAAGCCCGCAAGCGCGTCGTGCCGGTCGAGATGGCTGAGCCGGTTGTCATCGGCGTGGACGTTGCGCGCTTTGGCGATGACAGCAGCACGATCTACTTTAGGCAGGGCAGGGACGCGCGCAGTCGCAAGCCGATCAGGCTAAGCCAAGTTGACACAATGCAACTAGCCGCGCGCGTCGCTGAGGAAGTGAGAGCGCACAACGCCGTGTTGGCTTGCGTCGATGAGGGCGGCATCGGGGCGGGTGTTGTTGACCGCTTGCGCCAGATGGGCGTGCCGGTTGTCGGTGTGCAGTTTGGCGGTAAGCCGCTCAACGCTGTGCGGATGGGCAACGGCGTCAAAGCCGCAAACCGCCGCGCCGAGATGTGGGCGATCATGCGCGAATGGTTGCAGGGCGGCGCGATCACTGACGACCAGATACTGGCTGATGACCTGATCGGCGTCGAATACAGCTTCAACGCGCGCGACGAGATCCAGTTGGAGCGCAAGGCCGACATGAAGCGGCGCGGGCTTGCATCGCCAGACGACGGCGACGGCTTGGCCTTGACCTTTGCCGTGCCCGTGCTGCCGTCGTTTGACGAAGAACATCAACGCGAAACCGCGCCCGAAAGGAACCCCGTAAGTGGATATTAGCATGGACGACGCGGGCGAGGACATGTCCCAAGACGAGACAGTCGAGCAAGGCCCGCTCACGCTCGTCGACATTCTCGAAGCAGCGGATCAGCAGACGAACCTCGCCGAATTGCTGCCCGAGAATGACGTGACAGCGATCGGGCAAAAGGTCTTGCGCGACGTGCAGATCGACCGCGACAGCCTGACCGATTGGTTGCCGCGCTACCAGCGCGCGATGGACACCGCGATGCAGGTCCGCCAAGCCAAAACATTCCCTTGGCCGGGTGCTGCAAACATTCGCTACCCGCTGCTGACGACGGCGGCGGTCCAGTTTCAAGCGCGCGCCTATCCCGCGATCGTCGACGGCTCGAACCTTGTCAAAGGCCGCGTGCTGGGGCCAGACCCTGAAGGCATGAAGCGCGCCCGCGCCGACCGCATTGGGCAGCACATGACATGGCAGTTGCTCTACCGCATGCCTGGCTGGGAGGAGGACACCGACCGGCTGTTACTCATGTTGCCAATCGTCGGCTGCGTGTTCCGCAAGTCATATTACGACCCGATCAGCGCGACGAATTGCAGCGACATGATCCCGGCGTCGGACTTCATCGTCAAGTACTGGACCGTCTCGCTAGAGCGGGCGCCGCGTTACACGCATGTGC